CAGGGGAGAAGTCACCAGCCAATCCTGCCCATGCCAATAAGGGTTCTTCTCCGGGCCGCGAAGCAGGAATTTATCGTTCGCCACAACCGTCAGCGAACGCGAACCATTCATCGGCTTTCCATCCGGCCCAAGGATGACGGCGTAGTATTCATCCAGCATTATCGGCGTGCGGGAGGTTGTTACCTGCTGTCCATGTCCGGAAACATCTTCCTTCTGCTTCTGGTCCTCATTCTGTATATGACCGACAAGCTCATTGATTTCCACATGGTCGAATATATTCTTCCCGTCACTATCCTTCGCCGCCACCAGCCCCTTCAACTCATGTCGGTCTTTCTCCACCCGGCGGATACGGTACAAATTCCGGCTGGTGTGGTCAAGCCAAACATTCCTCGGGTCCACAGTCTCCAACACAACCCGATCATCTTTCCACAATACCACAGCGCAGCAGGACATGATCGCGCCGAGTTTCATTTGCTCCTCGAACACCCCTGGGAAAGCAATTGGGATACCATTTGCGGAAGTACCACACCGGGACAGCCACACATCCAATATGCTTTTCAACTTCGGCGTCAGGTCCGCCTCGGTATCCGTGGGGTCAACAATGGTGTAGAACCCCTCCGGCACCGCCACCAAGGCTTCCTTCATCGCGGCAGAGAAACGATCCACAAATGACGGAACCTCCGGCATGACTTCCCGTGCCTGCCATGGGGCTTTCTTGGAGAAATCGTACCGTCCCCAGTAGAGGTCCAGGTTCTCCCGCCATTTATCATCCCTCGGGTTCATTCCCCCTTTCCGCGCTCCGTCCGCCTCGGACCAGTAGGAGGTAAGCGCGCTGATAATGGTCTGTTTGTCCATGGGGGCTTCTGTCACCATGGCATCGCTTTTCTTTTTCAACTTCGACTTCGCCATTATCTTTTTGCCAACCGTTCAAGAACAGCCCAAACCCATAATGCCAGCCCCGTCAGGAACAAAAACAAAACCAGAACACCAACCCCAGCCATTGCCGTAAGTAAATACTCCACCCACATCGCCATCAGCGTTCCATGCAAAGCAGGAAGCAGTCAAGGTCCGTGTTGGCATCACCAGCCGCACCAGCGTTGGGGCGAATGAACTTGACCAACGCAGGAATGCTTTTGACGGTGTTATCCGTTTGCGTAACAGCCGCGCCGATATCGCCATAGACAACATTATCCATACTTCCCTGCCAAGTAATAGTGGCAGCACTAAACACCCCGACCGTCTGGGCGGCTTTGTCCACGAAACGGCCTACATCAACGCCAGCGCCGACATCGTTGTCCAGCAGACCTTCCCAGAAAACCATGATGGGGCCGGAGTTTTCCCTCGTCACTTTCCCAACCCGCGTAGCCATATTCTATCCTTCCCAGTCAATCCCCACAATCATACCATTAAACCTTTGGAAACACCAGACCCTCCCCCTGTTTGGGGTATTCGATGATCTTCACCCCAGGCCCTATTTGCGGTCTGGCTTTCTGGCCAAAATATGTCCCAGGATCGGGGGTAGCAAGTTTCCCGTCAAAGGTATTCCTCCGGCCGAGCGGGAATAAAATCGACGCCCCATAGCTCAGTGCGTCTCCGGGGTGAGACGATATATTCTTCACGGCTTCGCCAGAGACAAGACCAGTCTTGGCGATGTGAAAATGCCACCCGCCACGAAGGGCGTGCCAGATGGGTTTGGCGTCCGCCCGGTCAACCTGTATCATGCCACGCCCGGAAACAACTCTCGTCAAGGCCGCCCGTAGTGGCTCCACCCGCGCCTCGAATTTCACCTTTCCCGCCTGAAAATGACCCCCCAGTTCCTTCAACACCACCCGAACCGGGGTGCGAAGAATACTTGTCTGCTCCCGCTGCTTTCCAGCCGGGTCGCCAATATGGCGGAGAGAGAACTTCGGGTACTTCACCGCCAAATGCGGCCGGACAACATGGATTATCAATTCCTCCACACCAATATCTTCACCAACAAAGGCGTCCAGGATATTCCAGAAACCCAGTGGTGTTTTCTGGGTAATCACACAGGTCGGATTATGCCCCCAGTCCCAGCACAGGATCAACTCATGCCGGGGAACAGCGATCAGCCCCGTAGCCAGATGCAATCTGTCCGACCATTGTGGCGTCACGGCCTTGCCTACCTGCTGATAACCAAACTGGCCTTCCACAAACCGGTTAATCAAATCCGGCCTGTGTGTCCATAACCGGCGGAGTTCAGCGTAGTAAGATGGCGGAAGGTTCTCTACATTCTCCGGCTCGGAGGGCTGCCATAACTTAAACCCCTCCGTTCCGGGGTTCACAAACCGGCGGTATGTCCAGTGGTGTTCGTCAGGGTTGTTCTCCGCCAGCTTGGCACAGTACCATTTCATTCCTTTCTGGCGTAGCCGGGACAGACCAATATCGAATATCAACTCATCTATCCCGACGCTTCCCACGGCCGGTGCCGGTTCATCAAACCCGATCCCCGCCAACTCCCGCGACATGAGCTTGGAGGCATCCTGCGGGTCGTCCATGCCGAGAAATTCGACCTCCCCCTGCGCTACCCCATCCGCCCAGGTGAAGGTTCGCTGGGTGTAGTTGTAAGTACCGTATACACCCGGCGGGAACCACTCAAAGAAAGTTTTCAACGTGGTGGCTTGCATATTTTCAAATGTATCCCGAACCAAAGCCCATCTGGCCCCGGGGTTGTGCCGGGTGTGATACAGCGCCGACCACGCCAGCGCGGTAGACTTTCCCTCTCCCATGCGGGATGAGAACAAATCCGCCTTGGCCTTGCTCTCGATAAACTGCTTCTGCAATTTGTTCGGGATGAAGTTGGTCTGGTGAACGCTTTTGTCGTCAGTCATTTTGGTTTCTTCACCAGTACCGTGGTGTGCCTCACCATTCCTTTCGGGATATGGCTATGAACATTTGTTTCATCCTCTTTTTCCGTGAACGGACTATAACACGCGGCTAGAATAATCGTGTCGGCATCTTCTTTTATCAACCATCCCCTGCTGCAACACAGAGCCGTGACTGGTTTCAACTCTTTTATCGCTTCCCAGCCAACTTCCATGCAAGCATCCTGCCAGATGATTTCCACGAAGTCAAACGGCACAACAATCTCCCACCGTTTATTCTTCATCTTTCTTCCCCCTCAACACCCGGCGGCGAACCTGCATTTTCTTCAACGGCGGGGTGCCTTCATCACCGATCATCGCGGAGGTCGGGTCTTGCACCCGCTCCCCTTCCTCGACCACCTGCGCCGTGAGGTTATACACATCTGCCCCATCGAGTGTCTTTTCGCCGGAACCATCGCCAAGCAAATCCAGCCCGGTGTTGATTTGAATTGGCACGACAACCTTCACGGCGGTTTTCTCGGAGTAAATTCGCGGGTTCCTTCTGGACGCACTCCAACGAAGCTGGTTCATGTAAATATCCGCCGCCCGGACCCGCTGGGCGGAACCGGGTTCGCCCCATACACCACGCCCGATTTGCAGAGCCTCCTCCTCCATCGCATACGCACTGATTTCCCTTGCGGCCGCGTAGGCCCTGGCACATTCGGGGAAGATAACCGTCCACCGCCAAAATGTCTGCGTCGTGACATTGCCGCTGGTGGGCGAGCAGATGACATTCAGTAATTCCCCACCTTGAATACGGTCGCAGATTTTCAGCACCATCTCGGCATCATACGCCGGGAGTTCAATATCGCCCACGAGATGCTTTTTGGAAATGGCCCTCCGATCCTGCGCTGACCGCCAGGCAACGCTGGTTGTTTTATTCGGCATAGTCACGCGGCGGTTGTGGTTGGGGTTTTATCCTGTCAACATCATCAACCCACTCGACGGGCATTGTCTGAACAGCGATACCATCATGAAATACCGAGAAGCATTTCTCAAAAACCGTGATGATGGTATTCGGGTTCGCATCCGCCATGATGGCGGCGTAATCCAGAGCATCATCCGTATTAAGGAAAAAGTTCAACTTGGTACAGGCGTCATCCGCGTAGCGTGGCAGCCCATAGTTATCCACAACGATGTACAGCCGGTTCTTATGTGCCATTAGCTGCGTCCTCCCCATTCACCCCCTGCGTTATCAATCTCCACATCCAGCGGCCCCCGTAGTTTTCGCTGACAACCAGCCCCTTCTTGGCGCGGTTCAGGGTTACGTCACTGATCCCAGCCTGCCGTGCCGCCTGTACCGCATCCATGGCCGACACCGCTCCCTGATTTAGCAAAGACACCAGAAATTCCTTCGCCCCATCCAGCTTCTTCGGGGTTGTGGACGCTTTTCTGTTCCTGCTCTCATCCTCTTCATCCTCCACCACCCCCAGCCACTTGAACCCGCCGCTTTCCCAGACACTGGTGGCAAAACCACCGCCTTCTTCTTCAACGAATGTGCAGTCGCCTTTGGTTATCTCATAAGCGACCGTCGCCCCTTCGGCCGCATTGTTGCATTTGATGTGCCGGAGCAACCTGGTAGTGCCGTCCTTCGCCCAGCCGGTCACCAGAACCGACCTGGCAGCCGCTGTGAAGTCGATACTGCCAATTCCACTATACAGCGCATTCTTCCCGCCGGCTTTTCTTAGATGCCGGATCACTACCACGGCGCAACCGGTTATTTCGGCGGCTCTTGACAGCCCCTCCATGACCGACCGGACCTCATTGGCCCGGTGCATGTCGATTTTGGCTCCCACATACGCCACAAGGGGATCGATGAATACAATTGTTGCCGCGAACAGCCGCATGGTTTCCTCCAACGCCCGAACCCCATCCGGATCGAGGACGAAACTCTCGGTTACAAAGTCAATCATGCTCACATCCGCGCCCATGTATTTCAGCCGTGGGACAATGGTGTCGGAAATGCCATCCTCCGCGGAGACAAGGAGGACTTTTTGGGGCCGCAGCTTCGTCAGCTTCTCCTGTCCTGGCAGTCCTTCCCCACCGGCAACCGCTTTAGCGATGGCGCAGGAAATCCATGACTTCCCCATGCCGGGGTCGCCTTCCAGGAGCGTCAGCTTCCCGGCCGGGATGTAGGGATACCAGAGGAATTTGACCCTTTCCGGAACCACATCGCCACCATTTATGCTTTGGAGCGGCCTTGGCGGCTTTCTTTTGGGGCTGGAACCGGGTTTTTGGTCTGTTTCCACCCCATCCACCCCTCCATCAACCGGCTTTTCCCCATTTTTCCGTGTGAAACTAACCACTTAGCCTCCTTTATGTGAAGAGTTCGCGGTTCATCCGCTTGGGTAATATGGGGAGTGACGGGCCAAAATCAATGGCGGCTGCGGGAAATAGTGATTTTCGTGACAATCTTGTGGCCTGGTCAGTCATGAAAAACTAACCCATTGATTTTATTCACATATATATAAAATGTGAACCTAGCGAGGCGGTATTTCGGGCGGAAAGCAGGTTATCATGGGTAAATGGATGATCTAGTGGTTTCTCCTGTTCCGCCAGCAATATCAATAACATGTCAAGAATATCAAGATTATCATACTTTTCCCGCCCCATGGCTTTCTCCCCACGCATTGTAACTTATTAGCGGGGCTATTGTAACCTATAAGCGGCCCTATTGTCACATATTAGCGTGGCTAATACTGCCGGAGCAGTGGTTGTTACCCATACTAACCCCGACCCGATCCACTTCTGGTTGTTTTTATTTTTTCCCACACGCCAATTCGAGGTCATCCAGATTTGACCCACGAACAAACTGTGGGCACCTCCGTTATCGGCCAGGTGGGTGGGGCCGGCGATGGGGGAAGTTGGGTGGTGGTGGTGGCCGTCGCCGTCGCATATTATTCAGTACACGGAGAGAAACGATGCGGGCTGAATACTCTGTGTACGGACCTTACCGCCGTCGCCGGCGCTGATCGATAGATCGTACGGTTCTCGGTTTGGGCAACCGCGAGATCGTACGGATCGGGAGCCGACGCGAGATCGCATGGGTTGCCTCTGCCGCCGGCATGGCGAGTGTAGCGGGCTGGGTCGTTTGCACGGGGCTGGCACACAGCGCTGACGGCAGGGACGATCGCGGTGAGTGGGGTGACCAGCGGGCAGCGCCAGCGGCTCCGCCGCGATGGGCGGACGCGATGCGGGCAGTCTTGGTCTAGGACTTCCGTGTCACGGCGATGCCAGGCATCGAGGTGGCCACGGCGATCAAGGCGAGGTGCATGAGAATGGGGCGGAGATTGCGCTCCGCCCCAGTGGTCATGTGGTTAAACGATGCGAGGGAACTGGGCTACACAAAATATCCTTCGTTGTCGATCAGGATGGCTCGTTCAGCCGCCAGATCGGCGTCATAGTCGGCATCCGTCTGCATGTCGCCACCGTGGTTCCCCACAAAACGGGCCGCTTCGGCCACTGTCAGGCCACGCTTGAGAACGTCGCCATGAGGGCTAGTCACCGTGTAGCGAGTTGAGCGATTTGGATGATTGATCATTTTATTCTCCTGCCCCTGAAGGCACCCGAGGCGCGATGTCGAGGGTCAATGTATAGGCCTTCGATAAATAGACTGTCAAGGGAATTGTGCTGGCACACGGCTTGTGCAGCCATGCTAGCTAGCTCGCGCGCTCCTACGGCAGCCAAGCTGGCCATGTGCCATAGAGCGCCCAATCGCGGCAATCTTCGCTTAGCGCCCAAGCTTCGCGGCCATCATCCTGTTCTGGCACGTCGTGGTCTATAAGATCGCCGGTCCCGTCAAATGCAAACCAATAACCACGGTCGGGGCTCAACCGGCTTCCCGGCCAGGCGCGATTGAATAGCTCCACGTCGCGCGGGCTGGCCTGAACCGTGTGCGAATTGATTAAGTTCATAGTCTGTTTCCTCCATCTCCTCGTTTAACCGCATTCGTGCACGATATTAGCGGCATTAATACAACTATTAGCGCCACTAATACCGCTATCACTTTGTGCTAGCTGGCGGGCAGATCGACGGATACGATTTCGCCCGAGAAGCCCTTGCGCCCGCCAACTAATATCTCACAGGCTGCATATAGCTCCCAGTCAATCGCCGCTTGAGCGTCTTGGCGCGTTCCAAAGGGACCGAGTCGAACTTTGCCCGGCTCGGTCACCCAGTGATGGAATATTATGGCATAGTAGACCATGGTAGTTCCTTCCTTAGTTCGGTTGGTTAAACGCGGCACCGCAATGATCGCAATGGCACGCCAGGTCATCACGGCTCGCCCGGATGATAACTGGCGGCTCACAATCGCATATCCATTTGCGAAGCCTAGAGCCTGAACCTAGACCGCGTGACTTGCCACCCAAGCGGCCAATGCCGAGTGAGCACTGGCGAGGCTTGAAGTGTGGATGACACAAAGGCGTGCCATCATCAAAAGTGCCCAGAGCAGTCAGAGCGTCACGAAAGGATGGCACGAAACTGGCGCGGAGGTATTGTTGGCCACCGCCATAAGGCCGGCGTAGGCCCAACGCCTTACAAGCCTGTTTCCAGATGGGAGAGTGTCCTTCGGCCTCACCGACAACAACATGAGCTAGCTCATGCAGAATTGTCCCGGCAATCTGCACAAGGCTCTCTTCGCCCGACGCGCAGACTTCCACAAATGGGATGGGATCGACGGTTCCATTCTGCCAGCGCCCAAAGTAAGTCACGCCTCGCATCGTCTGATCGCCCATGCCATAAGCTAACTTTATGTCTGTTAACTGCTGATGCAGTTCGGGCGCTGCATGACTGATGACGATCTTGTGAACTGCGTTGATGTATGAATGATGATCCATGAGACGTGCTCCATTTGGTTAAACACAAAGAGAGATAACCCAGGGACAATATATTTGTCAAGGAAATAGTTTAGCTAGTCTAGTTGATTACGCCCCATAACCTCGCGGACATGTTTGGCTAATTCCGCCGGATCATTTAGCAATCGCAGCGGGGCGAAATTATTGTCTCCGCCCGTGTAGTCATTCCGGCCTTCGCATTTGCGAATAAGAATGCCGTGGTCACTGCCCATGCATGACTGACTAACCTGCACATAGACGTGCTCATGGTGCAGCGTGATTTCGCCTGATACGACCACTCCACCCTGATTTGATCGAAGGTCAAATGAGCCAAGCGGGAAATTGAGCAGCGTGGCGAGCCGCCGCAGACAGACGCGGGCCGCCCGATGAAAGGCTCGCTTGGCTTTAGGATTATAGGAGCAGGTCTGCTGCCAATTGATTAATGAAAGCGTCATTACAGGTTCTCCTCAACCCAGTCCGCGATTTCGCTGAAAGTGTTACGTGTCTCATCGTTCATGTGGACCAGGTGGTTCAAGACCGTGTTATGGGGAATAATCGCCTGCTCTAATACACGCACGATTTCATCCGCCACGATCCCGTAACGGTACGGGTCTATATAAGCGAGCAGCCCGATAGTAGCCGCAGCAGGGTTCTTCCGCGTCCACTGGGTCGGGTCATGCAAATCGCAGGCCACCCCAATGCAACACCACTCGATAGTGTGCGCGCACTTAATGCGCAGATAGCTTTGGCCTTGCGGATATTTACCGCCACGAAGGGCGTCACACCAAATCTGTTTGAAGTCAACCGGGAGTTTGTCCATGGGCTTTCCTTTCGTGGTGTGCTCCCCATCTACACTAAACCAGCGCCCGTGTGTGTGCGCTATTGTCGCATGTGACAATTTGTCGCAGCTTGTTTAACCGAGGAAATAGGTAGTATCCTATCACCTGCGACAAATTGTCACGCGGCTAGACGCCACAGGCGCCCGGTTCTGCCACATTCTGGCCATAGTATTTTCGGAAATTGATCCTCATTCGAGGATCACCCATAGGAGGTATCATGCCCAACAAACGGACGTTTACGTTTATCAATGATCCCGCACATGCGTGGCTCCAAGTTACGCAAGCCGATCTGTCGAAACTGGGCATCATCGCGGAAAGAACATTTTCGGACTACTCATTCAGGTCGCCCGACATGACTATGTACTACTTGGAGGAAGACTGCGATGCTCCAAAATTCCTCCGGTTGTGGACAGAAACATTCGGCGCTCCCATAGTGGCGGAACAATACCCC